AGAACAGCAGTTCAAGATTGAGTTCGAGTGCGAATTCCTTGGTTCTGTTGATACTCTGATTGCACCATCAAAACTTAGGACATTAGTATACGATTCACCACTTACACAGAATGCTGGTCTTGACGTATATGTAGAACCAGAAGATAACCATGACTATGTGTGTACTGTTGACGTAGCAAGAGGTGTGGGTGAAGACTACTCTGCCTTTGTAGTTGTAGACATTACAGAGTTCCCACATAAGGTAGTTGCAAAGTATAGAAATAATTCAATCAAACCGATGCTATTCCCTAATCTGATTTGGGAGGTATGTAAGAGTTATAATGAAGCATTTATACTATGTGAAGTAAATGATATTGGTGACCAGGTAGCATCCATCTTACAGTATGACCTTGAGTATCAGAACTTACTGATGTGTTCCATGAGAGGTAGAGCAGGTCAAGTTGTAGGTCAGGGTTTCTCTGGTAAGAAGACACAACTGGGTGTGAAGATGTCCAAGACTGTGAAGAAGGTTGGGTCACTCAACCTGAAGACGATGATTGAAGAAAATAAATTACTCTTCAATGACTATGAGATTATCTCTGAACTTACAACGTTTATCTCCAAGCACAATTCATTTGAGGCAGAGGAAGGGTGTAATGATGACCTTGCAATGTGTCTGGTTATCTATGCTTGGTTAGTTGCACAAGATTACTTTAAAGAACTGACTGACCAAGATGTCCGTAAGAGATTATATGAAGAGCAAAAGAATCAAATCGAACAAGATATGGCACCATTCGGATTTATGGATGATGGTTTAGGAGAAGATAGTTTTGTTGATACTGATGGAGATAGATGGTTCAACGGATCTGAGTATGGTGAGACAGCAGGTGGAATGGATTATATGTGGCGATATTGATGGACCTAGATGATACCTTTGATAAACAAATAAAACTTGGGCACTTATTGCTTGCTGATAGAAAATGTAGAACTTGTGGTATGACTAAAAATCTTATAGAAGGTTTTTATAGAACAAGAAAGAATAGAGGACCAGTAGCATCTTCATATTCATATGAATGTAAAGAGTGTACTATCAATAGAGTAAGGGCAAATAAAAAGAAAATTGACCCATTTATAGACTGGAGTTATCCAGATTGGTAGGTCACGCCATGTTTCCCCACTGAAAATACCTATTTCACTAAATATTTTTAGTTAAACTGAGATTTACGGAGAAAAACATGGCGACTCCTCAATTATCTCCTGGTGTATTAATCAGAGAAGTTGATCTAACTGTTGGAAGAGCTGATAATGTTTTAGATAATATTGGAGCAATTGCGGGTCCCTTCGCAATCGGTCCTGTGGATGACGTTGTTCAAGTAAACAGTGAAGTAGAATTCATCGATACATTCGGTAAGCCTAAGAGCACCGATGCACAGTATGAATACTGGATGTCTGCTTCTTCCTTCCTTTCATACGGCGGCGTATTGAAGGTTGTAAGAACAGGCGGATCTACTCTGAACAATGCAAACGCAGGCGTAGGTATTGCATCAACAAACGCACTTCAGGTTCTCAATTACGACGATTACCTGAACAATCACACAAGTGCTACAGATTTCACATGGGCTGCTAAGAACCCTGGTTCTTGGGGCAATGGTCTGAAAGTCTGTGTCATCGACGACATGGCAGACCAAACACTGGGTATCAACACCACAAGTCTTACCGCTGAAGGTGCTCAAATCGGTTATGGCGTAACCACTTCGCTGAACGGCGTTGTGATTCCTGGCACAGGCACAACATCGTCCTTCACTGGTTATCTGAAGGGTATCATTACCGGTGTTAGTACTTCTACTGCTGGACAATCAACCATCGACGTTAAAGTTGTTTCTCGCGTAGAGACAGTTGGTGGTGGTTCGACTGAAACAGCAATCACATATCAAGAAGGCACAGCATTTGCTTCCTTCGATACTTCTGATACTCTGACGTTCGTCAACAACGCAGGTATCAACACTGGTAATTCTGCTGCAGCAGCAATCACCCCAACTACCGCAGTTGATTGGTATGATCAGCAGACTCTGGGTCTGAGCAACTCCACAGTATACTGGAAGTCGATTGCTCCTAGACCTACTTCTACTCTCTTTGCTACAAGCAGAGCAAGTAAGCACGATGGCATTCACGTTGTCGTTGTAGACGAAAATGGCTCTGTAACAGGTATTCAGGGTAATATCCTTGAAAAGCATATTGACCTTTCTAAGGCATTGGATGCAACTTCCGCAGTAAACGCTCCTCAGAGAATTTACTACAAGGAATATCTGGCAGACTTCTCCAAGAATGTCTATGCAGGTTATAATCCTTCACAAGCAAGAGATGCAAACTGGGGAACTGAACCCCGCGCACTTGGTTTCTCCTCCGGTTACACTCCCGTAACAGTTGGTGATGGTCTCTGGGGTCAGAACACACAAGGTGTAACATTCAGTGGTATCGGCAACATTAGTTACGCTTTGAGTGGTGGTGGAGATTACTCCAACTCTAATGGTATGCTGGCAACTCTGGGTGATCTCAAGACTTCATATCAACTGTTTGAAAACAAAGAAGAAATTGAAGTTGATTATCTGATCATGGGTCCTGGTCTTGGTAACAAGTCTGAGTCCCAAGCAAAAGCAAACTATCTGATCTCTCTCGCAGAGCAAAGACAGGATTGCATGGCGCTGATCGGACCTCATAGAGCAGACCTGGTCAACGTAACGAATACTACAACTCAAACTAATAATTTGATTGAGTACTTTACTCCTCTCCAGTCTTCTTCTTACGCTGTATTCGACAGTGGTTATAAGTTTACCTTCGATAGATTCAATAACGAATTCCGCTACGTTCCTTGTAACGCAGATATCGCAGGTATGATGACTCGCACATCTATTATCTCTTATCCCTGGTATTCACCTGCTGGACAGAGAAGAGGTGTTCTGAGAGGCGCAATCAAACTTGCCTATAACCCAACCAAGGCACAGAGAGACAAACTGTATCCTAACAGAATTAACTCTTTCGTTACCAAACCCGGTCAAGGCACGTTCCTCTTCGGAGACAAGACTGCACTTTCTTATCAGTCTGCATTCGATAGAATCAATGTTAGAAGACTGTTCCTCACAGTTGAGCAAGCACTTGAAAAAGCAGCACAAGCTCAACTCTTTGAACTGAACGACGAACTGACAAGATCCAACTTCAGAAATGTTGTTGAACCTTATCTCCGTGATGTTCAAGCAAAGGGCGGTTGCTATGGTTTCCTGGTTGTTTGTGATGAAACAAACAATACTCCTGACATCATTGACAACAATGAGTTCAGAGCAGACATCTTCCTGAAACCAACCAAGTCCATCAACTACATCACCCTGACCTTCGTTGCTACACGCACTGGCGTTAGCTTTGAAGAAGTCGCAGGTAGAGTTTGATCTAAAAAATACTAACTATCTACCATAAGAGGAAAAAACAATGGCAACAAGAGCAAACAAAAACCTTTCACAGTTCAAGTCTAGACTGATTGGCGGCGGTGCCCGCCCCAATCTGTTTGAAGTAGAACTTACCGCCTTCCCTGGCGGTATTGGTTGGGATGCTGAAACCTTCCAGTTTATGTGTAAGGCAGCAGCAATCCCTGCTTCAAACATCGCGTCAGTTGATGTTCCTTTCAGAGGACGTATCTTCAAGGTCGCTGGTGATAGAACCATCGATCCTTGGACCATCACTGTTATCAATGATGAGAACCAAGCAATCCGCCGTGCATTTGAGCAGTGGGTTGAACTGATGGCACGTCTTGACAACAACATCGGTGCTACACAACCAGCAGCGTATATGTCTAACGCTACTGTCTACCATCTGGGTAGAGGCAGCACGATGGCTTCCATCAACAACGAAGGTGAAGAAAACGTCGTTATTGCACAGTATCAATTCATTGATATCTTCCCCACCAACGTTTCTCAGATCGACCTTTCTTACGATAATGGCGATCAGATTGAGGAGTTTACAGTAGAATTCCAGGTCAACAACATCCTGGCAAGTTCTTCTGGTCCTACTACTCAGCAGAACGAAAACGGTGATGCTA